GTTGCTTTGTGCATGCCCTTTTTTGAAAACTCCCCCCTAGGGGGTGCCCGTGTGGTGGTTAAATTTCGTCAAGGTGCATGATGTTATTTAATGTGTTAAATTATATCATGTCTAATGATATTTTTTAAGTGATTATCACGATCCCCATTTCCGGATCTGCCTCCGGTTGTTTCCTGCCTTTTCGGTGCCGCTCGCTGTATGATTTCCGGCCGTGGCATTCGTGGCAGAGGCTTTGCCAGTTGTTCGTGTCCCAGAATAATTTCCTGTCGCCGCGGTGCGGGATGATGTGATCCACGTCCGTGGCGGGGGCGCCGCATATAGCGCATAACGGGTGCCGGATGATGTAAGCCTTCCGGGCCTTCCTCCATGCTGAGGTGTAGCCTCTGGCGTCCGCTGAAGGCCGGGCATTATCTGCCCGGGCCGCAAACGCTGCCCGCCGTTCTGCCAGCTTTGCTTCCCATTCGGCCGCGTGCCTGGCGCAATAGGAGCCCTTGACGGCCCATTCCCGGCATCCGGGATGTGCGCAAGGGCGGCGGGGCTTAACCGTTGCCATGGTAGGATCCTCTAGTGATGGCCCGGCTATGCTCCTGATGACCTCATCCGGGCAGGGAACCGAGCACGATTGCCCTTATCTTATCACGTTTTGCGGCGGCATTATCCGCCGGAACTCTCATTTTCCGGTTTTGGCAATGCCGGCTGCCATCTGGCCGGGCGGCTTTTACCCGGTTTCCGCCGCTGTTCGATATACTTTATCGCGTCAAGATTCGGGGCGAGCTTCCTTTTAAAAACCTTCGTCGTTCCGTTTTCGTCCTTCCCGATTTCCTCCACGGTCGCGCCAACGGCTAACCGGAAAAGGGCATCATCGAGAGCTTTCTGCGCGTCAGTTTCAGTCATCGTTCACCTCGTCATGCAGGCAGTATTCGTCAACATGCCGCGCTTTTATCGCGATTTTTTCGCCCTTATACATCCCGGCGCCGGCCTTATCGATCTCCGAAAAAGGTATCTCCGGAACGGTTAACCTTTCCCGCCAGCGCTTATCCACAAAGTATATATACCTCAATTGAAACCCTTCAAGAATTGTCGCTCCGGCGGCTTTAACGTATGCGGGAAAATCCGATTTCCCGCCGGTTACGTCATAGAAAGTGCGGCCGCCAAGCTCCGGGCGGGGGGTTGTAGGGTTGCTAGCAAGTGTCATTTTATGGATTTTGTCGCCATTCGGAAGAAGGGCCAGATTCGCGTTTTTTTTGATATCCGTCAGGACAAAATTTGAGGCCCGGTAGATCGTGCCATCGCCGCAGCTGCATCCATCCGCAAAGGATATGATCCATTTTATTTGCGGGGCGTGCTTTTTGATTAGCTTAATGCACATGGAGATCGCGCGGCTTTCCGAATTGCGGGGCAGTACCTCATCAAACGCCATGCGGTTGAGCTCGAGGAAATTATTCCACCCTGTCCCGCGAACGAGGCAGATTGTTTTCGATTTGTCCAGGCTGGGGCCAAAACTCAGAACGCCGTGGAGCGCTTTATCCAGAAAAACTCCGAAGTGCAGGTTAGAGTTCTGCACCACCTTGCCGGAATAATGATGCTTTTTAACGAAGGGAATCGCGATCTTGCTCGGGATGACCTTCACCTCAATTTCTTTTGCTCTGCCCACTCTTTCACCACCTCATATAGCGCGTTGCCGTCCCGGTTCTGGTTTGTATATTTTTCGCGAATACTTTTATCCGGAACTTTCGCGAGAACGTAATCGATAAGCTCCTTCTGCCGGTAGTGCAACGTGAACGTACAGGTGCACATCTCCGGACGTTGACCGTCTGGCAGGGAAAAATCTTCCGAAAAGTCATCCGCTGTGGGGTCATTATCAATCGAGAAGCCCAGATCGGACATATCAATGCCCAGCGCCGCGGCGTCTAGGGACGCGAGCTCCTCCTGCAACGCGTCATCGTCCCACTCAGCGATTTCCGCGACCTTATTATCCGCGAGCCTGAATGCCTTGATCTGTTGTTCTGTCAGGTCATCCGCCACGATAACCGGAACGGTTTTCATGCCGAGGGAAATGGCCGCCTCTCTCCGGGTGTGCCCGGTAATGATAACGCCTTCCGTATCCACCACTATAGGAACTTTGAACCCGAATTCCCGGATCGATTTGGCGACAGCCGCCACGGCTTTTTTGTTTTTTCGCGGATTGTTCGGGTATGGTCTGACCCTGTCAATGCCCCATTGCTCAACGATCATAATTTCCCCCCGATTTTAACCGGTTTTATCCCTGTTAATGCCTCATATCGTGCGAGTATGGCGTCGCAATATTTCGGACTTATCTCCAGAACGTATGCGCTCCGGCCAATTTGCTCCGCTGCAATGATTGTGGTTCCGGAACCGCCGAAAATATCAAGTACCGCCTCCCCTTTTCGGCTGCTATTTGCCATAAGCCGGGCGAATAGCTTAACTGGTTTCATGGTGGGGTGTATCTCGTTGCGGGACGGCCTATCCTCTCGGAGAACTGTTGTCGCGCCGGGGGTAAGCGCGTCCATAAGTTCCCGGCACATCATGACAAGTTCCGGCTTGCTCAGATTACGGATGTCCGGCCGGTCATCCTCTACCGTGGTTTCAGTCCTGGCATCGGTGAAAAACCTTTCCGCGCCAGATTTAACCGCATATATGCACGGCTCATGTTGGTACTGATAGTCACTTCGACCAAAAACGAGGCGCTGCTTGACCCAGACTAGCTGCTGCCGGATGGTCCAGCCGGGGGTATTCTCAATCCCGGTATATATGGAAATCGTTTCCTTATCTGCAAACCAGATATATACCGCGGCTCCGGGGCGGAGGGCGAGATTTGCCGCCACAAAGGCCGACGTTATGAATTCCCGATATGCACTACGGGTCATTTTGTCACCTTGTAGTTGTTCCCGGGACTCCGGGTTAACAAAGGCCCCCTCGTATTCGACATTGTAGGGCGGGTCTGTCAGCAGCAAGTCCATCTCGCGACCGTCGCATAATGCCCGGACATTCTCCGGGTTTGTGCTGTCCCCGCACATCAAGCGATGGTGGCCAAGCTGGTATATATCCCCGGGCTGGCATATCGGGTCAGGCTCCTCCGGAACCTCCGGATCCTCTAGGTTCTCGATATCCTCCCGGAGCTCATCATCAGCGAACCCAAAATCTGACATATCAAAGTCCATGTCATCCAGCGCCTGCAATTCTGCCGCGAGGGCTTTATCGTCCCATGTCGCGATTTCCGCGACCTTGTTATCTGCAAGCCGGAACGCTTTAACCTGTGCGTCCGTCAGGTCTGCCGCTCTTATTGCCGGAATTTTGGTTATACCGAGTTTTTTAGCGGCCTCCAGCCGGGTGTGGCCGGTGATAAGAATATTGTTCCGGTCAATCACCACGGGAACTTTAAACCCGAATTCCCGGATTGATGCCGCCACAGCGTTTATGGCCTTGGAATTATCCCGGGGATTATTCGAGTACGGGATAACTTCGGATATATCCATGTCGATGATTTTCATGATGCGATCCCTGTTAAAAATTGCCGCCGCTCTGATTCCCGGCGGGCAAGGAGGCCCTTGCTTTGTACCTTGACCGTTGTTTCCTGAATGACCCCGGTTTTTAATTTTTCGCGCTTGATCTTGCTGACCCAGACCCACCGGGTAAACTCCCCGGCGATTCGCTCCGGGGCGGATAGCCCTCGGATATACATGAGCATGGTGCTCATTTTGAATTTTGGCAGCCCGATGTTGAGGATAAAGCTGATCAGGGCGTCGTATTGGTTTTGCGTATAGGGGTAATCGAGGCCGCTTAAAAATTTTTCTATCGGGGCGATGTCCCGGGCGAGGAGTTCATAGGCCTTTTCTTCGGTGATTTTCTGGCCACGGTACACGTCAGGGCCGGTATGGCCTATGCCGATGGTGAGCTTTCCGGCTTCGCAGGTGTACGCCGTGAGGCGAAGGCCTTCCCGCCGGATAATGGCATTTCGCCCCGCGTCAGATAACGTCATCATGATTCTGATTCTCCGGCTGATTCTTCTTGCCCGTGAGAGCGGTTATTCTGTCGAGGATAAGAGCTTTTGTCTGGTCTACGCCATAGAATCCAACGAACGAGCCGATGGCCACGGCGGCTTCCGGGGGGCAGGTGGGAAAAAGGGAAACTATTCCGTAAAACAGGCCGGTTGAAAAAATGCTGCAAAGTGTGGCTTTGGTTAGCCGCTCTCCGAAACTCCCCTCCCGGAGGGTCAGGAGGCTGATAGTGAATGCGAAAACCGCCCCCGTGATGACCGGGATGTTGTCTGATATCCAGGCAATGATTTTTTCCATGATTCCGCCGTCCTCCGATTTTCCCATTATACCCCGTCCCCGGGAAAAATCCGAGAAACGGATCGCCGTTTTTGCCTCCGGGGGTCTGTTACCTTTGCCGTGTTACCTTTGCAGAAAAAAATCCCTCTCTATATATACACGTATGTCACATGTATTAATTATTAATTTTTTACTTTTTTATAGAATATAAAGGTAACAAAGGTAACAAGTAGCGTTAAGGCCTTATAGTATAAAGTCTGGCGGAGTGTTACCTTTGTGTTACCTTTTGTATACCTTTATCCCTAAAGGTAACGTTTTTGGCCATTTTTCCGGGCAAAAAACAAAAAACCCGGCAATCGTGCCGGGATCCTGACTCCCCCTCTCGGGGGTGTTACCTCAATAAGTAACGGGGTAAGGGTAACAGGTTACATGTCATTTTTAAGGCGATCTGCCATTTCCGCGATGGCGGCGGCGAGGGCGAGGCCGGCGTCATCTCCGGATGCGGCTATCTCAAACCCGATGACCTGCCCGTCCTCATCCATAACCGGAATAACCTTAAGATCGCCGCGGTTAACTGTCAGCCTGACATACGCCCGGGAGCCCCCTTTGCGGGTTGCCACACCGGTCAGCGGGGTTGCGCCGGCCTCATAACCTACACAGGCGATGCCGTGGCCGCTGTGAGCGGTGCCGTCGATGGTGGGTACCGGAACGGCGTTAATGACAGCGCCAGGGGCGCGGGACGGGGTGTAAATTAGTTTGACGGATTTATCGATTTTCATTTTGTGATTTTCCTCGATTGCGCGGGAGAGAAATTCCCCCGCTTCTATCTCCTAATGTTCAGAAGTCGGGGGTTTTGACAATTTGATTGTTAATTTTGTGATTTACACCACATTTTTGCGAGCCCTGACGGGGTGCGGGCGTTCTTGTAGCGATATCCGAGGTTCTGCATTATCTCGGAAACCCGGGAGAGGTCATCCCGCTGGATCGCGCTGTCGGTGAAACCGAGGGCGTATTTCAGGATATTGCGATTCTGTACCGGATAGCGCGCATCCGGGGCGGCGCATGCCTGCCCGTCCAGCCACTCCTGAATAGCGTTCTCCCATGCATCCGGGAGGACGTAATTTTCATTGAGGCTTTCGGTTATCGCCTCCACGTCGCGATGGAGCTTTAATCCTCCGGCTGCTTTGAAGATATGCTCCCCCTCGGCCCATAATTGCGGAATGTCCGGCAGGGCCGCATCGGCGTCAAAGTGTGAAACCTCAACGGGGGCGTATCTCCGGTTCCCGGTGCGGTCGCTCAAGAATGACCCGTTATTGGTTGTCATGATAAAAAGGCTCCGGCGGGTAACTGTGCGCTGATCGCTGGAATAGAGAGGGCGGTATGTGTCGGTCTCAAGGGTCAAAAAAGCCTTTATTTCTTCAAGTTTTCGCTTTCCGAATCCGACCATCTCCGGGAATTCTGCCAGCACCCGCCCGCCCATTCTCATCGCCAATTCTGCCGCCGAAAGGTTAAAATTGAGTTCTGTGTGGAATTCCGGGGCGAGGGCCAACATTTTGATAAATCGGGTTTTGTTCGCTCCTTGCGGCCCGATAAGGACGAGGCTGATATCGGCTTTTATTGGCTCCGGTGAAATTGCCCGCCGCCATAGCATCCCCCAGAAATACCGCCCCACCGCCCGGGTGTATTCGGAATCCTCTGCGCCGCAATAGCGGGAAAGGAACGTTTCCGCCCGGGGAATCCCGTCCCATTTCGGCAGGGTTCTGGTTAGAAAATCCTGCATGGTGTCGACATGGTTATCCCGCGCGATGAGCTTTACCGCGTCATTGACGAGGTCTTTTCCAATTTTTCCCGGCTTGAAGTTCTGGCTCTCCAGCTCAACGCGGAGCTCTGTCGTGTGGTCCTCCGTGTAGAGCCTCCATTCCCGCTCGCCGTGCTGGCGGATCACTACCTTTCCTTGGAACGTGTCAAAAGCGAGTTCCCAGCCGCAGAAAACCGGGTCCGAAAGGGCGATCCGGACTGCTGAAATGCAGCTCTCGATGTACCCTGATTTTTCGTTGGTCCAAAGGAGGAGCCGGTCGCTGGTGGATGGCTGTTGTGCCTCCGGAATCCCCGGGAGGCCGGGGGCATCCGGGCTGGCGGTTTCGTCCGGGTAGTCCCCGGGGGCCGTTTCCGTGTATCCCTGCCCCCGGGCCCATGCCGCGAACTCCGGGAGGCCTTTATCTGTGCAGTGGGCGTGCAGGCACCTGAACCCGCCGTGCGGGTAACCGTTGCTCCCAGCGGGGAAATACGCGGTTTCCGTGTCCCCGGAATTCCGGGAATGGCTGTCGCACCACGGGCACGGTATGTAGAGCTCCCCGCCCGCCCCGGTTTTGAGCACCCGCCCGGAATCCCTTAGCCAATTGGCTAACCTGTCCGGCGCGGCGTATGACGGGGCTTTTTGCCGTGGGGATTTATTCCGGGCGGCCACGGTCTCTCCGCCGTAAAGCGCGGAAAGGGCGGCGGTGAAGCTCTGGAGTGCCTCCGGTGTTATCGGGTAACAGGTGATGCCCTCCCCCGTCCATTGGTAGCGGGTTCCTTTAGGATGCCTCCCGGCGCAGACTAATTGCTGCCCGGCCCCGAGGATCTCGACCATGTCTCCCCCGGGCTCTCCGAGGTGGATAACCGTTTTCTGTCGGACGGTGCGATCTGTCAGCTGGCATATCGCGGCCCACCTGGAATTGCCGCGATGGCGGTAGGCGAATCCGGCGGGGGCTATGCCGGCGGCGGAACAGAACAGGGTCATGACCTCCCGGGCGGTCTCCGGGTTGTCGATATCCGCATCAATGGCGATCAGGCCATCGTGTCCCGTCCTTACGCAGAACCCGGCATCCGGATCCCGGCTCCATGCGTCCAGCTGCCGGATATCGGTTTCCGGGGCGGTTGTCCAGCCGGGAATCCCGACCAGCTGGCCGGCGGCGTTCTTGACTGATGGCAATTTTCCCGCGGCCTTAATGCTCGATTTCGGGGAAAGCGGGGTCTCCGGGTTGCACTCAACGGGCAATACCCACGGGGCCAGCTCCGGGATTGAAAAAACGCGGGCCCATTCTGCGGGTTCCGCGCCGCACCTTAAAATGTCGGTCATGATGCCACCTCCACGGTTCCGCGGGGATAGACCCTGCGAAAAAGCTCATATATGAGGAAATACTGCCGGATATTGATTTTGGTAGTTTTTCCGGCGCGGAGGCGGTTAATACTACTGGTATGCATCCCGGCGGCCTCCCCGACCTCGCGGTCAGTGTATCCCGCGGTGTGCAATTCCCGCAGCATAACCGCCGGCGGCATATAGTCTGATGGTGATTTTTGGTTGTCTGTCATATGTACCCCCTTTATGAGTTGTGCATATTTGCATTATATATCAGAAAGGGATTTCTAGCCCGCCAGATTTTTATTTTGTTTCAATCTGTGATTTTTGTCTCAAAAGTAATCTTTTGCAGTATTGCATAATTCTGAAAAAGTGCGATAATAGACTCATGAAATCCGGAACGCCTCCGGGAAACCGTAAAAACCGAAAAACGAGGATCAAATCATGAAAAAGCTTGACCGCATCATCGCCGCCCTCCCCTCCAATCGCGACCATCGCTTTAACGCGCTGACCGTTATCATCAAGCTCGCCCGCGGTGAGAATGTCCACCTCTATTGGGGCTGGACTAACCGTTTTCGCCGTCTCTCTAAGGAAACCGGGGTATCCTCCGCCATGGCCGCCCTTGACCGTGCAGGCGTAAGTTACGAGCAGGGCAATGACGCCCCCCGCGGTGGCTCGCTCGGAGCTTTCATTAAGCTGACCCGCCGGATTCCGTCGGCGATTCCCGCCCTTGAGGCCCTCCAGGCCCAGATTCGCGCCGAGAGGGGGTATTAATCATGAATACCGCCCAGATTTCCGCAAGGGCCGAGGAGGTGCTCCGCCGCCTTGGCGCCACCGGCGCTCGTCGTGATGTACTCCGGATCCTGTCCCGTCTGTTCGGCGGGGAACCCCTGCGCCGGATTCCCGGCGCCCCCGTCGCGGAGGACGTTGCGGTCTATGTGGTCATGCTGACCACCCTCGATTATTGCCGAGAGGGCGATTCGTTCCGGTGCGTCCCGAACCCGAAAATCGCCAGGGAACTTGCCGCCCTTGCGGATTAAAGCGCTCGCCGGGGGATCCCCGGCTTTAGGAGAAGACAATGGATTATTTTAGAAAAACTCTACCGTCCGGGATAGACGTCTCCGTGATTCTCGACGGCCACCGCGACGACGACGGGAACATGACGGAAGTCCACGAAATGATCGTCGTTTTCCGGAAAACCTACGAGCGCCACGGTTTTAAGCCCCGGGGGTGTTTATGGAGGCCCGTCGCCCTCCGCCGCCGGATGTATCGGATCGCCCCGGAGCGCTGGCAGTACGTCAATCAAAAATATTGCGACGGTCAGCTATCCCCACTGCCCGCACTTTAACGCCCGCCGGGGGCTTTCCCGGCATCCAAAAGGAAAAAATCATGCTAGAAACTGAAATTAAAAACAACACCGCCGCGCTTGCCGCTCTGGCCGCCGCCGTCGCTGACCTGACCGCCGCCATCCGGGCGGGCAACCTGTCGGAAGTTCCGACAAGTTCCCCCGCCCCAGATATTCCGGTTCCTGTCTCAGCCCCGAACCCTGTCCCAGCTCCGGCTCCTGCCCCGGCTCCTGCTCCCGCCCCTGCCGCTCCGGTTGCCCCGGCTCCTGCTCCTGCTCCTGCTCCTGCTCCGGCTCCCGCCCCCGCCGCTCCGGTTGCCCCGGCTCCTGCCCCGGCTCCTGCCCCGGCTCCTGCCCCGGCTCCTGTTCCCGTTCCAGCTCCGGCTCCTGCCGCCATGTCCGGGGATGACCTCCGGAAGCTGTGCGTTAAGGCCGGCGCCGCTGGACTGACCGCGGAGGTGGTTTCCTTCCTGTCGGCTAACGGCTGTCAGAAGCTGGCTCAGCTCCCGCCGGAAAAGTATGGCGACCTGGTGGCCCTTCTGGCCGCAAAGGGGGTGCAGTAATGGCTCCTTCAGGACACGCCCTTCTGGCGCCCAGCGCCGCTCATCGCTGGCTGGCTTGCCCCGCTTCCGTCCCTTTCGGGCTGCAATTCCCGGACGGCGAATCCTCTTTCTTTGCCGAGGAGGGCACTCTGGCGCATGCCGCCGCGGAGTGCATCCTCCGGGATGACAAGGCCGGGCTGGATGCCGTTAAACGGAAAATCCTTTCCGGGAATTTTGACCCTGAAATTCCGGAAAAGGTGCGGAAATATACCGATTACGTTACCGCCCTCCGGGATTCGGTTCACGGGGAGCTGTTTGTGGAACAGCGGCTTTCCCTGAAGGCCATCACCGGCGAGGACGGGGCAAAAGGCACATCGGATGCGGTGATTCTGGCCCCGGGGGCGTTATATGTAATTGACCTCAAGTATGGCCAGGGGGATAAAATCGACGCGCCGGAAAATCCCCAGCTCCTCATATATGCCGCCGCCGCGTATCAAGCCTTTTCCTTTGCGGATATTGATTCCGTAACGGTGGCCATCGTGCAGCCCCGCCTTGACCATGTGTCTGAATGGACGCTGCCGCTGTCGGAACTGTTATCCCGCGCGGAGAAAATCCGGAAACGGGCTGAGCACGTTTTGGCCATGAAGGACGCGCTTCCGGAGAACTGGGAATACCATCCCGGGCTTAAGCCCTGCAAATATTGCAAGGCCCGGTCATCCTGTCGGGCGCTGGCCGCCGCCTGCCTCTCTGTCGCGGGTATGGACATTTTGGAGAAATCCAGAACCCCCCGCCTCGTTGCGTCGGAAATTGGCAAGATTCTGGAGGCCCTTCCCATGATAGAGAAATGGGCGGATACCATGAGGGAAACCGCGGTATCCGAACTCACCGCCGGGCGCGATGTCCCGGGCTGGAAACTGGTGGCCGGGCGCGAGGGTAACCGGAAATGGACCGATGAGAAGGCCGCGGAGAAGCTTCTCACCGGCTGGAAACTGTCCACCGCCGACCGATACGTGAAGAAACTCGTATCCCCCACCGGGGCTGAAAAGCTCCAGAAATCCGGGAAACTCACTCCGGAACAGTGGGCTGAGCTTCTCCCGATGATTACCCGCGAGGCCGCTAAACCGGCTCTCGCCCCGGCTGATGATAAGCGTCCGGCTTATCGGTCAACCTCCGCAGAAGACTATCCGGACGAATCCAAGGCCGCCCCCGCAGCCGGCGCGGAATCCGCCGGCGAATCCGTAAAAACTGAAACTAAGGAGAATTGATCTATGTCAAAACTGAATGAACGCGTTTTTATCCGCAATGCCCGGTTAAGTTATCCGGCCCTCGATAAGCCCCGGGCATCCTCTTTCGATGCCGCCGGCGCTGACCCTAAGTATCAGGCCACGTTCCTCATGGAACCGTCTAGCCCCTCCGTCCAGGCTGTCTGGGCCGCCATTCAGAAGGTAGCTGTTGCCGAATTCGGGGACAAGGCCGCCGGTATCCTAAAAACTCCGGAAAAGGTGCCGCTCCGCCGCGGGGATGACAAGGAGAACGTCCCGGACGGTTATGCCGGAATGCTCTATCTTACCGCCAAGAACAAGAACGCCCCGGAATTGCGGGACGCTAACCCCCGAATCATGGTAACCGGGGAACAGGCGATTAGGGAAAAATTCGTCGCCGGGTATTATGTAAACGGGTTTGTGGATATTTACCCCTACTGCGTGAAAAACGCCAACGGTGCTATTCTGAAATCAGGAATCGCCGCCTCGCTGGTGAGCGTCCAATTCTGCCGGTATGCCGACGCTTTCGCGGGTTCTGCCAAGCCTGCGGAATCCGAGTACCCGGATTGCACCGCCGAGGCGGAGGCATCCGGCGCCGCCGAGTTCGCTGGGTCATGGGGAGCCCCTGTGGCCGCCCCCGCTCCGGCCGCTCCGGCCTCGGCTCCAGCTCCATGGGGCACCCCCGCCGGAACCGTTGCAAATTCTGCAACAGTTCCCCCCGGCGCATGGAATCAGCCGGCCCCTGTCGCCGCTCCTGAGCCCGCCATGCCGATGGACGACGGTCTCCCGTTCTAACCTTTGTGGCCGGGTATCCCCCGGCCCTTTTCTGTGGATAGCAAATCATGAAATTATGGCTTGATCTTGAAACCTTTTCCGACATCCCCATCGAGTGCGGGGTCTACAAGTATGCGGAAAAGGCCCGAATTCTCTTATGTGCTTATGCTGTGGATGATGCCCCCGCCCGCTGTATTGATTGCGCGGCCTTGGAGCCCATGCCGGCGGATTTCACCGCCGCGCTCAAAAACCCCGCTTGCGAAATCTGGGCGCATAACTCCAATTTTGACAGGACAATACTTTCCCATTACCCCGGCTGCGCCGAGGCGGCCCGGGATGTATCCCGATGGCGGGACACGATGGTTGCCGCGTATGCTCTCGGGCTCCCCGGGAAACTGCTTGATCTTTGCGGAATCTGCAAGCTGCCGGCGGATACCTCCAAGGATAAAGACGGACGGGCGTTGGTTAACCTTTTCTGCAAGCGCCGGCCGGACGGGCAAATCGCTGACCGGAACTCTCATCCCGCAGAATGGGATCGTTTCCTTGAATATTGCCGCCTGGACGTTGAGGCCATGCGGGCCGTGTATGCCTCTTTGCCATATAAGATAATCGCCCCGGATGTGTGGAAAATCTGGCATCTTGACCAGAAAATCAACGACCGGGGGATGGCCATTGACCGGGAACTTGTTTCCGCCGCTGTCGCGGCATCGGAACGGGCGCAGGAGGATGGTGATGCAACCGTCGCCCGGCTTACCGGCGGAATGGTGCAAACCGTGGGGCAGATTGACGCGCTGATTGACTATACGCTCCGGCGGTTCGGGTATTCCGTTCCGGATATGCAGCGCTCAACGCTGGAAAACCGCCTGAATGACCCGGCGTGCCCGGAGGAGGTGCGGGAACTCTTAGCGACCCGGCTTTCATGCTCCAAGGCGTCCGTGAAAAAATTCAAAGTTCTGGCAAATTCTACCGGCGCGGACGGGCGGCTCCGGGGCTGTCTCCAATATTTCGGCGCGGTGCGGACGGGGCGATGGGCCGGGCGGCTTTTTCAGCCTCAAAACCTCCCCCGGGGAACCCTTTCCCCCGCCGAGGTGGAGGAGGCCATTTCCGCGCTAAAATCCGGCATCGCGTCATATGTCTATGATGATGTTAATTCTGTGGTTTCCTCATGTCTCCGGGGGGCTATTATCGCCCCGCCGGGCAAAAAGCTGGTAGTTGCGGATCTGTCAAACATCGAGGGCCGGGTTCTGGCATGGTTAGTGGGCGAATCATGGAAACTCGATGCGTTCCGGGCTTATGATGCCGGAACGGGGCCGGATCTTTATAAAGCCACTTACGCAAGAACTTTCGGCATCTCCCCCGGGGATGTTACCAAAAAGCAAAGGCAAATAGGAAAGGTCATGGAATTAGGCCTTGGATATCAGGGCGGCGTTGGGGCTTTTGTGAATTTTGCCGGGGTGTATCGTCTGGATTTGGCCGGTCTGGCTGCTCATGTTGCTGCCGCGACCCCGGCGGCCGATATGGCCGAGGCCCGCGCCCGCTATGATTGGATGATGCGAAAACCGGGGGCGGTGTCTGACCTGCCGCCGGAAATCTGGGCGGCTTGCGATGTCATTAAAACCTCATGGCGGAAAGCTCACCCGGCGGTCACCGCTTTCTGGGATTCCTGCGCAACAGCGGCAGCTGACGTGCTCTCCGGGCGGGCCGCTGTCGGATACGCCGGAAAGCATATCCGCTTTGCCCGCGTCGGAACTTACCTTTGCTGTTATCTGCCGTCATCCCGGGTGATGTGTTACCCGGCGGCGGAATTATGCGGGGACGGTGATTCGGCGCTTTTCCGGTATTACGGCCCCCTGCCGGCGTCCAAGCGATGGGGGTATCTCCGGACATACGCGGGAAAAATCGCGGAGAATATCACCCAGGCCACCGCGCGCGATATTCTGGCATCCACGATGCCCGCAATTGAGGATGCGGGGTATCAAATCGTGTTGTCGGTGCATGATGAGCTGATAACCGAGACACCGGATTCCCCGGCGTATTCCGAGGCCGCGCTGGCCCGGATGATGTCTACCGCCCCGAAATGGGCGGAGGGCCTGCCGCTTTCGGCGGCGGGTTTCGAGGGTTATCGGTACCGGAAGGATTGATATGCGCAAGTATAAAGCAAATCGTCCCGGCAAAAAATGCCGGGATCATACCGGCCGGGATTTCACATCGATAAAGGCGATGGCGGAGGCGTGGGAGCTCCCCGCGGATACTGTCGCGGACCGCCTTCGGAAAGGCTGGCCGCTGGAACGGGCGCTCACCACGCCATTCCACGGAAAGTTCCGCCGGATTGAGGACCCTGAATCCGGATATGTGTATCCGTCAATTTCAGAATGTGCCCGGGCCACCGGGCTTAACATCGCCACGATTTTTATGCGTCGCCGGGGCACCAGAGCTGACCTGGCAGGATATGCCGGGCGGCTGAACTGCACGCCGGCCCGGGACCATACCGGCCGGGAATTCCCGTCCGTCGCGGCCATGGCGGATGCCTGGGGGCTCTCGCGGCACACTGTGTATGCCAGATTGCTCCGGAATTGGTCGCTTGATCGGGCGCTTACCACTCCCGTTAAAAAATACACAGAAAGGAACAAAAAATCATGAAATTTAATGACATTTTGATGCTGGTCGCTATCGCGGCGGGCGCGGGGGTCATGCTCGCGCTTGTAATCGGTGGTGTATCATGGTCTAAGAAGCATCGTGCGCCGCTGGAAACCGGGCTTTGCCCGGTGGAGGTGGTTCTGCCGCTCCCCCGGGGCGGTGAAATACGCTATCATGCAGAGCTCTCATGTGTAGAGCTTGACGCGATGGCCCGCGAGGAGGTGGATAATGACGCAATTATTCGGTAGCCGAAAATGGCAGCGCGGGCGCCGGCCGGCTTTTATTCCTTCCGTGTCCCGCCCGTCGGTAGACCATACCGGCCGGGAATTCCGGACGCTGTCAGATATGTGCGCCGCATGGGGTGTTACCCCGGCCCGGTATCGCGCGCATCGCGCAAAGGGGGCATCTGTCGAGGAGGCGCTTACTCTGGCCCCCTATAACCACGGTAAAATCTGCCGGGACCATACCGGGAGGGAGTTCCCGTCAATCGCGGCGATGTGCCGGAAATGGGGGATCGGTCTGTCAACGTACTATGACCGCATCGCCGCCGGGGTTCCTCTCCGGAATGTCTTAACGGCTCCGGTTCAGGGGAGGAAAAAATGACCCCGGAGGGAAAACTTGTGGCATATATTCGCCGCCGTGTGCGGGAAATGGGCGGGGCAACCCGTAAATGCGTATGGGATGGCCATGCCGGCGCGCCGGATCTTTTCGTGATGATTTGGGGCCGCCATTTCTGGATTGAATGCAAGGCCCCGGGGGAATCTCCCCGGGTGCTCCAGCTGCGGGAGCATGATGTCATGCGGGAAACCGGCGGCTGTATTGTGTATGTGGCCGATTGCCCGGATTCCGTCGAGGAGATCCTGAAAAATGGCTAAGTTTATCCCCCGGGCGTATCAGCGGCTTATCATATCCCATATTCTGGCGCACTCCCGCGGAGGTGAGATACGCTATCATGCAGAGCTGTCCTGTGCAGAGCTCGATAAGATGGCCAGGAGCAGCGAATTATGAGCGACGTTAAGATCCCGAGCAGGGCTATACACTGCACTGACCATTGCGGGAACTCTTTCCCGTCTCTTCGCGATATGTGCGCGCACTGGGGCGTGTCTTATGATCTGGTAGCGTATCGCGTTAAGCGGAAGGGGATGTCGCTCCGGGAAGCTCTGGAGACAGGTCATCCGCGCTGGCTCCGCGACCATAACGGCCGGCAGTTTTCGTCTGTTTCCAAGCTGTGCGAGTATTACCGCATAAGCAAGGGGCGCTTTTACTGCCGCAGAAGCTCTGGACTTTCGATGCGGGAGATACTCACCTCCCCGCACCGCAAAAACGTTCCGGTATATGACTCGAAGACAGGCCGGACCTTTCCGAGCCTTCGCGCCGCTGCGATGGCCGCCGGTATCTCCCCGTCGGCGGTCAGGTATCGGGTCCTCCGGGGGCTCCCTTTCGATCTTCCGACTGGGAGGGAGGACAAATGACTCCAGAAGGTAAAGTAGTCGCCTATATCCGCCGGCGCGTCCGGGAGCTCGGAGGTGCCTGCCGCAAGTGCTCATGGGAGGGCCGCGCCGGAGCTCCGGATCTGCTTGTCATGCTCCGGGGGAGCCACTTCTGGATCGAGTGTAAGGCGCCCGGAGAGAGGCCGCGCCCTTCGCAGGTCAGGGGGCATAAAGTCATGCGCGAGACAGGTAACTGCCGCGTGTATGTCGCGGACTCGCGGGAGGCAGCGGAGGATATCCTTAAAAATGTCTAAGTTTATCCCCCGCCCTTATCAAAACTTGATAATAGGGCATATTCTGAGCCATCCCCGCTGCGCTCTCTATGTATCAATGGGGATGGGCAAAACCTCCAGCACGCTGGCCGCCCTGGAATATTTGAAAATCACCGGCGAGCCGGTCTGTGCCCTTGTTTTGGCCCCTCTCCGGGTTGCCGCCTCTACATGGCCGGATGAGGTTAAAAAATGGGGGTTTGACCTCCGGGTTTCCGCCGTCGTCGGCCCCGCCGGGAAGAGGCTGGATGCTCTCCGGAAGCCTGCCGACGTCTATTGCTCAAATTATGAAAATATCCCCTGGCTGGTTAAAACGTTGGGCGATTCATGGCGGTTTAATATCATCGTTGCCGATGAGTCAACCCGGCTAAAATCCTTCCGCCTCGGGGGCGGCGGCTCCGCCCGGGCCAAGGCTCTGAGCAAGGTCTCCGGAAAGGCTTCCCGGTTTATCGAGCTGACCGGAACGCCGGCCCCGAACGGGCTCCTTGACCTCTGGGGCCAGCTGTGGTTTCTCGACCGGGGGGAACGCCTGGGGCGCTCTTTCGGGGTTTATACGTCGGTATATTTCAAGCCCCGCCGCGTTGGCTCCTCCCCGTGGGCGGTTACTTATGACCCCTGCGAATGGGCGCAGGATGTTATCCAAAAAAAGCTGTCGGATATATGCCTGTCGCTGGATGCCGGGGATTATTTCCCGTTGGAAAAACCCATTTCCGTAACCGTCCCGGTTACCCTGCCGCCCGCCGCCCGTCGTGTTTATGATGACCTCCAGCGTGATATGCTGGCGGAATTGGAATCCGGGGAGGAGGTGGGCGCGGTAAATGCCGCTGCTAAAACCGTTAAATGCCTCCAGGTGGCCTCCGGGGCGGTCTATCATGAGGACGGGGAATCGTGGGACGTGCTCCACGATGAGAAGATATCCGCGCTGGCATCTATCGTGGAGGAGGCCGCCGGGGCTCCGGTGCTGGTAGCTTATCACTGGAAAGCCGACCTTGCCCGGCTCCGGAAAGCCTTTCCGGACGGGCGGGAACTTGACCGGAATCCGGAAACGATCAAAAAATGGAACGCCGGCAAAATCCCCCTGCTATTCGCTCACCCGGCATCCGCCGGCCATGGCCTGAACCTGCAAGACGGGGGGAATATTCTTGTTTTCTTTTCTCACTGGTGGGACTTGGAACAATACCAGCAAATCGTTGAGCGTATCGGCCCGACGCGTCAGGCTCAGGCCGGTCATCCCCGGCCGGTGTTTCTGTATCATATCGTTGCCAAGGATACGGTGGACGAGCTCGTGATGCGGCGGCGGGAAACAAAAAGGGAGGTGCAGGATCTCTTGCTGGAATCATTGAAACGGTGATATAATGGGTTCCGCCTGCGGGGCCGGGTTTTCATGCTGTCCCGGAACTCGCGGGCGCCAGAAGAAGTTCAAATCGTCAGGTTATCCAGAGCGGCCCTCGGGTGCTATCCCCCGGGGGCTTTTTTCGGTTGTTGCGTTCCCCGTCAGGTTCTCCGACGGGGTTTTTTGTTTCGCGGGTACAAAAAAGCGGGGTATCCCCCGCCGTATCATCTCAGTAGTTGATTTCCCGGTATATCCTCCATTCCTGGCATCCCCCGCGCTCCCAGCGTTGACATACTAACCGCCCCACGGGGATTTCCGTTACCGTCTCCGGAATGGTCGCGGGGGCGGGGGGAGGTTCCGGGGTTTTTTCCGGGGAGGTTCCGGCGGCATAAAGGTATGCGCCGATTGCCACCACCGCGATGGCCGCTATGATACATAATGCCCACCGTTCCCACGGCGCCGTTTCGTCATAAAGCGGATCGTGCATCATGGTCTCACATATTCTCCGGGGCAAATCTGGCCGGTATGTGTGCATTCCCTGACAGCCTCCTCACGGACCTGCCCGCAGGTGATGCGTATCCCCGCGGCCATTTCCCGCAGGTGGTCGATATCGTGCCAGATAGAGATCGGGAATTGCTCTCGCTGAATCATGATGCGCGCGGCCAGCAGCTGGTTAGTTGCGCGTGTTAATTCCTGAATAACCCGGTCCAGGTTATCCGCGATTACTTGATTGTTCCGGTCCGCGGTTTCGCTGCTTTCATAGCATTCCGCGCTGTTAAGTTCGCTGGTTTTCATTCCTCATCCTCCAGATTATCCCGGGAGGTGATATATCCCCCGGTTACATACCCCGCCGCGAATCCGGCGGCCCCGAAAATTACCGCAATGATCGCTGTCAGCATTGTTCCCCCTTTTTCTCAATTTCGGCCGTTCCGCGCCCTTTAAACGGTTTCCCGGTTAGCCGCTCCATGTCCCTGATTTTCTGCCAATATTCTGGGAGGTGTTCTATCATCGCCCGGCATTCGGTCAGATTCTTATTCGCGCAGCAATAGCATGATACGCGCTCGAGGACGTCGTATAGTTCCGTTTCCCCTTCCCGCCATCGGAAACCCGCCCGGCGGGCGGCTACGAGGCAGTCGTTTTCCGTCATCCCCCATAAAATAAGGGGATATATTTTGATGTTCTGCCCCCGTTCCATGGAAACCCGTTCCCGCTCATCGGCGGCGATGCCGACATACTCTGCTATGGGCTCCCCGGGAAAGGTTTCCCGGTAGTAGCGGGCGATCAGGTCGCGTTTTAACGCGGTGCCCCACCGGCATCTGCCGCCGCACCAGCTGTATCCGTAATGCGTCCCCCCGCCTTTTTCCCGGACGGGCTTTTCCGCAAAATACCACTGGAAATCATGCTCCGGCCGGAGGGCTTTGTAGGGTATCCCCTCGATTGCGCATAAGGCGGATATCCGCCCCAGAGCCTCGTATATGCTTTTAAATTCTGCTCCAAGATCCACCGTAATTACCGCGTCTAGCGGGTATTTCCGGCGGATCAGCTCAAGTACCATCGCGACGGAATCCTTGCCGCCGCTGCATGATGCGATATAACGCATTTTTTAGCCTCATGTGTTATGAGGCAAGGCGGGGGCTCCCGGTGACCGGCATGATGCCCGCCTTTTGTCCCGGCTATCGCGTCACCGCCGGGAACCCGGTTATCCGGGAATGGTTATGCGTCCGGCTTTTCTGCCATCGCCCGCCGGCGGGTGATTGCCCGGTCAAGATACCACCTGGCCTTTTCCAGATCCTCGGTGCCGTTCTTGTGGCGGAATCTCCACAAATACTTGATGGCGTTCCCGATTAAAAAGCCCTCCGGGCCGCTGGCATCTGCCAGGACATCCTCTATGATGTCGATGCATTCATACCGCCCATATGTGTAATGTCCGGGCTTTTTGACCGGGTCATGGTCGCCCGGTTTAATTGTCATTACTGGCATTATCTGCCCCCTCTGTCAGGTTTCTGATTGCCGTCATCCGGGCGTTGCATTCCGCAAGGGCAATGCGCTGTCGGTATGCCAGCCGGATAATGTCCCCGTATGTCTCCCCGGAAAGCTCCGGCTGGTCGCACGGGACGGTTAATACGAGTGGGATATCATTCCTGATGACCCGGTACTCCGTTCCGCAGGAGGTCAAGCATGGCATCGTCAGGACGGCTGTTAAGGCAAGGATCGCCGCCTTTTCTGATTTCCGCATTGATTTTATCCTCCCCTTTTCTGGCCGCCTTCTGGAGCGCGGCGGCCTTTTCGGTCAGCTTTAACATTTCCGCTGCCGTTTTTTCCTCCCGTTCCGCAATTTCCGCCAGTTCTGCGTTAAGCCTCTGGTTATCCCCCGCAAGCCGCTGGTTATCGTTCCGGAGGACGATGTTCCAAGCCGCAAGGGCGGCGATAACCCCTCCCGCTATTATCGCCCCCGTGAAAATCGCCTGCATCCGCCACCCCCTCAGATTGCCGCAAGGATCAAAATCCAAACGGCCATAAATGCCAGGCCTGCGATCCCGGTCATGATTTCCCCTATCATTCCCAGATCCCCCATCCGTGGAGAACTCTCCGGGTCTCCTCCGGGATGTCGTGAATTCTCCGGAGCTTTTCCTGATACGCCGGGTCATCGATAACCCGGAGGACCTTGACATGGAGGGCGGGGGAAACTGCCCGCACTCCGGATTCAACCCCCTGCAAGTGCGACCGGGAAACCCCGATCCGGGCGGAAAATTCGGTTATGGTGTCGCCCATGACGCCCCGAATCATTCTGATGTCGTCGCCGTTCATTCTGCGCCCCCCTTTTCGGATTCTTCGGCCTTCCGGGCAATGGCGGCGAGGATTTCGTCCGGCTGCTCGAGGTCTCCCCAGCTGATCCGCTCCCCGGTGTCCATGTTAATAAGCCCGGCGCCCATGTCTTCCGGTTCGGCGTTCAGGAACTCCGGCAAGTCCGGGGTGTTGTTCGTGTTTTCGCTCATGATGTGATTTCCTTCTGTGTGATGCCGGGGAGGCCCCGGCGGGTAATGATTAAATTAGCACTCTTCCTTCCAGTCCGGATCATAGTAGCTGGTGGCCTCGATCCATTTTTCTCCGGCGGTGGTGCGGCAGGCCATGGCGGCGCGGCGGAGCACCTCCTGC